TTCCATGTATCGTTCTGCGCCTGCTGGGAAATAACTTGAATATTGTGTGTCACCTGCTTCAAAACTATTAGGTTGCTGTATGTTAAATCTATTCATAAACTCTGGTGGGTCTAGCAAAAATTCTTGGCCAAGTTCGTTACGAACTCGTCTTTCCAAGTAAGCATCTAATTTATCATCACCTTCTTCTTTCATGGCTTCTAAAAACTCTGAATTACTAAATTCACCAGATTCATAAAATGTTTCACGATCAGATGGGTTAGACTTCATATCATCAAGAACCTCCAACTTAGCCTCATTGACCATAGTTGTATCTTGCATTGCTTCTTCTACAGCAATATCACGATTTTCAAAAAGAGTTCTACCATTATCATTCCCACCAGTTAACCCTTCAGGAGCCACTCTTCGCTCTGTATATAATCTTGGATCGTTTTGACTAAGATATTCAACAATTTCATCTTTGGTAACTTTCTTACCTTCAAAGAAATTATCTGCGCCAGACCACTCAAGCTCATCTGCCTTTGCGCCATTCTTAATCATCATAGCTTTTAACTGTTCGTAAGAACCTCTCTTCTGAACCAAATCTTTAGCCGCCTTTAACGATGGGCTAAACAATTTTGCTAAAGCACCTAATACATAGTCAGTAGGTTTTGATAAATTAGCCATATCACCACGCCTTACATGACCAGTATCTGGCCTTTGTCTTTGGGCCAGGGTTATCACAATTATGACGCGCTCTGAAGCTCTTTCTGCGGCCTGCCTGTGCTTTCTTAATCTTCATATTGGCATCCCCAAAGGTAACTTTCTTAACTTTATCGCCATCAGTAACATATACAACAGACTTCTTCTTGCCATAAGATGGTTCACCTTTAGCTATTCTGCGTGGCTTGTTTAGAGTTACAGTTCTACCTTGGTATTTTGCCATTATCGTTTAACTCCTAAATTAGTTGGGCTTAGTATGCCATCTTCTATATCTTCAGAACCTCTAAGATATTTAAGCTCTACAGGTATAGTTGACCTACCACTTTCTATACCTTCAATGATCCTATGGTTGCCTTCAACCACAAATGGCACGCCATCTTCACGCACATGGATAAGAATTGGAGACGCCTCGTAGCCACCCTCTGCAATACTTTCCCTGAGATCTTGCATTTTTCTTGCGTCAGGTCTAAAGCTCTCTTCGCCCATTGAGCCTCTAACATCTGCAAGCATCTTTGGGTCAAGTGCTATTGGCTTGCTAAAGTATCCAGTGACACCATCTGAGTTACCTAAGTTTGCCCTATATGTATTTGGAGGTGCATTCTCTTTTGATCGTTCAGCAAATCTTATTTTGCTTGCAAGCCAATCTTCGTTTGGATTGTCCACTTTCAGTGTAGGTTGTGCATCTTTCGCCATCTGTATTTTAATGGCATTAGCTTGTCGTGGATCTATAATTCTTTGACGCGCACCTCTATCCAATACTTGTTGAATAGCTTCATCAGATGCAGATGCAATTGAAGATACGTCCTTTGTGTCTATTCCAATTTCCTCTGCAAATTTAGCAAGTTCTGGATAACCTCTGGTGGCAGAGGCAAATAACTCACGACCCATAGACATAACAAAATCTTTTAAAGAACCATAGTTAGGCATTACTTTTTATGTACTTTCTGAATATCAAATGACGCTTTTCTTACAGCACCTTTATGTGGTTTGTATTCGCCCTTCATGAGCTTGTAGCCTTTACCAGACTTCATCCAATGGTAACCTTTTGGTGCTTGTACTGTCTTCTTAACCATTACTTCTTGCCTTTCCAGCTTATGCGCTTTTTAGATGTCTTTTTCTTAGCGGCTGTTTTACTCGCCTTGCTTTTGCATTGTGCCATAGTTGGTCTACATGCTGGGTAACCTCGTTTAGTCTTTGTGCGTGACTTACGACCACAAGGCTTACCTGTCTTGCAGTCAACCCAACCTTTTCCATTGTTTTGAGAGAACCAAGTTTTTAAGCTGTTACTACTTTTTTTTGGCACTTTTCTTACCCCAATTTTTTGCGCCTACCTTGCGACATTTAACTAAAGCACCTGACCCATAAGCAGAAGGCCATGTTCCACCATTTCGTGTGTATCTGCCTTTTACTTTTCTATAACATGCGTCTCGTTTAGCTTTTTTCTTTGCAGGCATTGCCTCTTTCCTTTTAGTTTAAATTCACTATACTGTATTTCCTATTAGAAAGGAATATAAAATGGACGACCCACATACTATACGCCAAATTGTCTGGGATAGAACTTGGAAACTTGCTGAAGATGTTCATCAAAACTCTGACAAAAGTGGAAACTTAACGACTGACCAAGAGAATAAGATAGAGGGTTTAGACAAATACCTTTGCAGTGCGCTTGGAATAAATAGAAAAGATTTTCCAGATCCAGATGGCGGTTAACGATTATAGGGATACCCACGATTTTCCATTCTCCTTATTTCCATCATTATATCATCTATAGTTTTTGTTGTTAAATCTTGTGATGGAACTGACATAGTAATAGCTCTCGTATCACTAACTTCAGGTTTATTAGCCGATCTTCTTTCTTTTAGATACTTTGGAAGCAATAAATCTCTAGGTATATCCACAAATGCTCCACCTTTAGTAGATGTTCTATACAATGGAGTATTTGGGACACGAGGTATTGATACAGGATATGTGTTATGATCGGTTACTCTTGTTGTAGGTGCATTGTAATCAATTTGACCTATTATGCGACCAGTAGCATCTCCAGTACCCATACCAAACATATCTTGTACAGATGTAGCCGCTCTTGCTGAAGCAACATCTGGAAAACCTTGGCTATTCCATTTTCCAGTTTCCATTGTTTTAACAAAAAGTTTTCGATCATTTCCGCCTTCTGGTCTATTTAAAAAATCCCTAAGTTTTTTCATTTTTTCAGGATTGTCTTGAACACCATTTAAACCTGGCCAATTTTCAATACGATCTTTCATAAGATCATCAAACTCTTTAACTGATTTATTAGTAATTTTAGCATTCGGCATCATGGCAATAATTGTATCAGATACCATTGTAGAGTAGTCGTTACTTTCACCACCCATGTTAGTATACACACCAAAAACTGGCTTGCCTTCTTTGGTAATTTCACCAGTTTTTTTATCTATTTTTTGACCTGAAGCACGTTTTGCGGCGTTCATAACTGTTGTGACAGGACTTTTATTACTTGCACCAAATCTATTTGCATCAAAATTAGATCTTGTCATTGGATACTGATATCCAGCGTCAAGAGGCACAGGGAATGCAAGATTTTCATCATTTACCCGTGTGAGTACACCCAGATCACTTCGATCCCACATAGTAGGTATTACAGCAACGTCTTCATCAAAAAACCTTTCCAATGGAAAAGGCTCAACATCAACAACATCATCAGGTTTTATAATCGTGCGTCCAGTTTCTTCAAGTGGAACATTACCAACATTTACTTTAATACGACCTAAATCTGTATTTTGCATTTTTTCGCGTGTTGTTAACTTGCTTCCACGATTCATGTTTGAATAATATCTATTCAGTAAAGAACCAAGCGCACCTTGATCTTCGATATATCGCAAGCCTTCGTCAACTTGCTCTCCTATCGTTTTTATTCCTGTGCCAATAAAGTCTTCAACGTCCAATCCAACTTTATTACCTAGTTTTAATAGGAAATCTTTGTAATTAGGCATTACTTCTTGGCTTTCTTCTTCTTCTTACGTTTTGCAACAGCCCTTAAATCAGCACCAGTAATTTTCTTTTTATTACCTGCAACCGCCGCTAACTTTTTTTGCTTTGGGGAATACTTACTGTATGGCATGTTAGCCTCCTAGAAGTTTGTTCATCATGTCGTGGACGCTACCGCCATCGAGCTTCATAACCTTTACTTTGACATCTCTACCATCTGGCATTTCCATCATTTCATTGTGGTGGCAGTCGCAATCTTCTTCGCCTTCACAATCGCAGTCATCCTCGTGCATTTCGTCTTCGTCGTATTCGTCGCCGAGTACATGCTCTTGGTGGCACAACAATAAGAAGTTAACGAGTTGCTCTTCTGATAGCTCTAGTCCATCAGCGTCATGTGGGAAGCCCATTTTCTCCTCAAAGAGAATTGCATTGTCTTCCATATTTCCGATATTTACTTCAGCCATTTTAACCTCCTAAGTTACTTGGGCGCATTCTAGGCATTGGGGATGTCATTTCAGTCATACCTGCCGCTTCACCAGTAGGTAAATTACCAGCCTCTATGTCACGTTGCCTTGCATCAAACTCCAGACGTTTTTGAGCGGCATATTTTTGTTCCATAAACCTTCGCATTTCTTCTTCACTAAGATTTGTTGGCAATGCTTGACCCATAGCCAACTCACGTTCAGCTTCTGACATTGAGCCAAAATTATCAGCTGGACTGTAGTCAGGCATCGCACCCACAACACTTGCAAACATTTCACGTTGGCGATCAGTAAGTGCGCCACCATTTTGAATCATCTTGCCAAGATCCATTAATTCTGTTGCAGATGCTTCATCCATGTCATTTGGATTAATGCTTTGCAGAAACTGTTTTAGCAGTTGAAAGTCAGGGTTTTCTTCGATGTTTGGCATAACTGCCTCCTTTTGTATGTTTCTATTCTGCACTCATTCTTGCGCCAGTTAAATATTTTTCTTCAATGTATTTTCCATCTGGAGTTTTATACATTACTGTACCATCATCTAATGTTTCTTTAGATAACAATTCATCAATGCTGATCCCAGATGCGTATCTACGCAACCAATCTGGTAGACCTATTCCTGAACCACCTTTGTAGTATCTACTGAATATATCATTAGCAACGTCACTTCTTGACGTATCACTGTTATCGTCTGATCCACTTATACGAGCATCTCTTGCTTGAGAAAAAATAGATGTTGAATCTTGATCAATTCTGTCTTTTGAACTGCCTCTAGAGGTACTTGGGTCATAGTTTACAGTAGATGTACCATCGTTGTATCCAACATACTCACCTTTTTCGTTGTATATTGGCGTAGCTCCAGCTTGTAACGCCGCAGTCTGTTCAGCTATAACAGCCCTTCGGTCATTGATGCCACCTTCCAACATCTTCTCACCTAAATAGCCACCCACTAAAGGAACAGCCATACCTGGCAAGAATGACGTAAAGTATGCCAAATCACTTGGCGGTACATCTCTTTGCATTATTTGATTTGCTATTGCGGCATTAGCCGCACTTGTATCCATACCAGTTGTATCGCGTTGTAGGTTATTGCTGTAGTCATCAGATACGCCATAAACGTAGTCTGGATTTTTACCTTCAGCATCATAAGTGTAGCCACCACCTTCTAGTGATTCACCAGTCATGGTATTAACCAACTGACCATTTACATAAGCGGCTCTATCACCAGGCGTTAGTAGATTTGCCATTGTTTCTCTTGTTGTGTTTTGTATTGGCGCACCACCAAGGCTACTAAAACTTCCAATGTTATTTGTTTTATTATCAAAAGTACCACTAATTTTATTACCACTAGATGTCATAGATCCAGGTGCTATTAATTCACCTGTAACATCATCAACAAGCTGACCGCGAACGTATGAAGCCCCATCATTAGGCGTAAAGAAGTTAGCCATTTCCTCGCCTTGCGAGTTGTATACATTCTCAAGTCCAGTGTAATCGGCTGTCGTCGTCGCAAACTGAGGAGCATTTCCTGACGCAACCGACGACAATGCACCCACTTGCTCACCTTCAACTACAGGTTCAGCATTTCTTAATCCATATTGATCAACGAATGATGGACTTGCACCAAATTTACCTGTTGTTAAGAACTTCAAGAAGTCGCCATCGTTAGCAGATCCTTTTGAAAGGGCAAACTCACTGCCTTCGTCAAATGATGCTTGACCTATTTTTCTAAATCTTTCCCTATCTTCTGGGCTACCATATGCAAGTTGATTAGCAATAATAACATCTTGACCAAGATTGTTCATTGTTGGTTCTGTGCCAGTGAATGTTCTGGTTTGGTAACCTTGACCACTGTCTTTAAATTCAAACCCATCGCCAGCGTAAACACCATATCTACTAACTTGACCAAGTGCGCCTTTATCACCATCCATAGATACTGGATCGATACTTAAATCTTTTGGGCGAATTTGTGGGGTTTGTGATGATTTGTTAAGTGAATCAATATATCTTCTACTTTTATCGTAATCATCTTGTTGAAGCTGTAATGTTCTAGAATTACCACCTGTATTGTCTTGTTGCATATAAATAGGAGGTGAAGTTTCAAACATACGATCCTTTCCAACAAACTGAATATTGCTTAAATTATCAGTTACTGAGGGAGCAGAAGCAATAACACTAGGAGGGGGAGATGAAGGTAAAGCTCCATAATTTACAGTAGGAGTGCGATCTCGTCTATCTCTCGATGTATTAACTACTGTTGGCTTTGGTGGTGTATATACTGGCTTTGGTGCAGAAAAAACTGCCGCCGCACCTTTTCTATCTGCCCTTGATCCACCGCCACTACTCGCCGCTCCAGAACTGGATCCACCTGAACCACCACCACCGAAGCACATAAAAACTGGATTCTTTGGAAATAAATTACTGATCATAATTCTACGCTCTCATAGGTGGTTGATTTGGTTGCCCCGTCATAGGTGGCTGTTGTGCTTGTGGCATTGCGCTTGTAAATGCGCCTAACGCACCCACATCACCGCCGCCTGCCATCCGACGCTTAATCTCCATTACTTTATCAACCAGATACTTATTCATGTCAATTGGTTGCTGACCCCCACCTTGGGAGGGCAGTGGGGGCGCACCTTGTGGTCTTTCTTGAGGTAAGCCTCCAAAAGCCGCAGGATTTATTGGTGGCAAGTTATACTGTGGGGGGTACATTCTTCATTGCCTCCATTTGAATTTTAGCATTATTTTTTTCTCGTTCTAGCTGTAGGTCTGCCTCCAACTTAGTGATCTTGGCTTGCATGTCAGCTTGCGCCTTCGCCATTTCGATCTCCATGTCTTGTCTCGCTTCAGCTTGCTTGATCTCGATGTTTGATTTGGCTTTAGCTTGATCCGCCTGAATTTGTGCTTGTGTTCTAGCTTTGAGTGCTTCGGTTTCAAGTTTAGCAAGTTCCTGTGCATATTGCAGTGGATTGCCTTGCTGACCTTGTTGTCCGCCCATCATGCCTTTCATTGCCTCGATTTGTTTCATCTGAGGTGATGCCTTCACAACTTCAGCCGCACGTTGACTGATTAGACGATCCATCTCTGGATCTACTTCTGCAAACTTAAATTTAGGATTTTTAAAGTCTGGCAACATCGGCATAGGCATATTGATACTTGCCTCCATGCGTTGACGATATAGAAGCGCAATGTGTTCTGCGATATGTGCGATTAATACAGGTTGCATAGATTTCGCACCAGGATTTCCTGCCAACGACGGATCTTGCAAGAACTGCATGTGAACGGCAATGTGTGCATCGTGATCTTGCTCTGGGAATGCACGAATACCTTTGCCGTACAATACGCTCATATTCTCATCAATTGGATCCATTTGCACAGCTTCTTCTGGCTTCAGCAATATTTGATCTATGTTTGGAATCCGAAGTGCCTCGTACATACGCTTATATGCTTCAAACAAATCATGGAATTGTGGAGCAGATCTTGACATCTCCAGAACAGCTTGTGCTTGTGCAATGCGCTGTGCTGTTGAGAATATGTTTGGATCACTAACTGGTATGATATCAATTCGATCATCAAAGTCAGTTCGATAAATAATATCATCCGCACCAGCTTGTGAGAAACTAAACTCGTCAGGTAAGTTTTCAGCATTTAATTGCGCTAACAACTTAAACTCTTGGCCTTGTGCGTAATGCAATCGCTTGTGTATCGCACTAAATGCCTTCGATCCTTGCTCAATCAACGCAACAGTTGAACCAACAGGTGCATTCGGATTTACATCTCCGACATTTAAATCTGCCGTACTTGCAAATCTCTGCCCAGCGTCAACCATAAAGCCTAGCAAATTAAACAGAGATCCACTTGGCTCTTTAAACGGCAATGGCATAATAGCTTTGGTGATGTCATCAACTGTACTGTCTATGTCATTAAACTCGCCTGGACTAATCTCCATGTTGCCACCAGTAACTCTACCTTTAAGTTTAAAGCCACCTTGCAGGTTAGCAAAAGCCGCTGAATCTAATAATGCTCTTAGTGATCCAGTTGCCGCTTTACCCAAACCACCAATCATGTGGTACAAGCCAAAGCCATAGAACCCTAAACCTGGCAAGAATTTGTATGACACAAACCAATCACGGCGTTGTTTCATCTCATCTTCTTGCTTCCAGTTGCGTCTAATGCTCACAACATTTTGGTTTTCATAGTCAATCGTAATCACATACGGCAATGCAACTGCATTATCGTCAGAAACTGCATTATCGTCAGATTCGCCATCAACATCGTCAGATTCGCCATCAACCATTTCTTCGCCATCGAATCCGTCAAACAAATCGTACACATGCATTTCGAGCAGTGTCATTACATCATCGTTGCTATCATCGTATTCATCGACGCCTTCAATCTCGCCAATTACATCACCTGATGGATCAATTGTATCTCCGCCAACATACTTAGTCGGTAAGTAATATCCGTTCTGCACATAACGATTAAATTCGTTCTTTGGCATACGAATGATATGCGTGTATCTTGGCGAGGTGTATAAATCTTTACTTTCTGGTGCTACCACAAAGTCTTCTGCCTTTACAAAATTACTGCATTGGCGATCCATGTTTACATCCCACCAAACCTTCTTGAAGGTATGACCGATTAACGGAAGGTGAAATAGCATCTGATCTAAGTCAGGGAAATACTCAGGCATTTCCTGAGTGATTTGGTAATTCATAAACTCACGAACACGACGACCTTGCTCTTCTAGCTCTTCATCTGGGTTGCCTATGATTACAGATTTAACTGGCCCACCTGATGGGTAAAGCTCTGCAATTGCCTTCGCATTGAATTGAGTTGCCGCTTCTGCGATTAACGGATGCACTACAACTGAAAGTCCGCGTGTGCCACGTTCATCTTCGCCTTCATCAAGTCCGCCATCTGGATCTAATGTCTTCAATCCCTCTTTGTAGCGTTCCTTCCACTCTGACCGAGCTTCCTCGTCGTTTTCGTAATAACCTACAAGTTCTTGCGCTTTTCGTGCGAGATCTCGTTCGTTCATCTGTCCAGCTAAGTTGGAATCAAATTTTGCGTCATCTGCCTCGTCCATTGCATCTAACTCTGGGTCACCAATCAGAACATCGCCATCTGCAAGCTCCTCGATCATTAACTCATCACTAGGTGCGCCTTCAGCAAATGGTATAATATTTGGGTCAGCCATAGAGCGTAATCCTTTGTTTTTCTACTGGCTCGTCGTCTTCAGGGTCTTCACTGTGACCAACAAACCATCCTTTTCGTAAACGCAACCAAGCCTGTGTACAAGTATCAACAACGTCATCGTTGGGGTGTGCAGGAAAGGCCGCGCATATGTCTATTAAATCTTTAGCCCATTTTCGATCAGAAGGGTAGTAAATTCTTCCATCTTCTAAAAGTGCGCTCGATGCGTGCGCTCTGGCTTCCTTATCTCGGTCAGGAGAATAAGCTAAAACTGGTATCCCAGCCATGCGTAAGTCTTGCAGTAAAGATTGACCTGACGCCTTCTTCTCGATCAATACAGCGTCTGGCTCCCAATCGTCGTAAGACTGTTGTGCAATCCGCCTTAACTCTGGGTAGCTCACCTTATCGTACCAAGCCTCCAATACAATCGCACACATTGCGCCTTTGTGTCTGAATACACCCCAAGTTGTTCTGGCACTAAAGCTAGAGCTTTCCTTGGCTTCGAATGCAGTATCCCATGATTGAAGAACATATTCGATCTCTGGCAAGTCTGGCTTTTCCCAAGGAACCCACCACGATGCTCTCAGGATACCACCACCTTTTGGAGATGGCCTTTGCTGTAGTTGACCAGCAGATGCATAAGATCCAAGAGATCGCTCCAGAGTTGATAAAGTTTTCTCGTCAATTCTTTCAGGCCACAGCAATTCACCTTCCTTTGTTCTTGGATCTGTAAACCCAAGTGACGACTTCATCGGATTCGGCGCACCCACTTCATAACGAGCAGGCAACATTAGGTGATCCCACTCATCGCCAAGTTGATTTGCCAAGACGTGACCTGTAAGATCCTGTTCGTGTAGCCTTTGCATAATAATTACAAACGCACCAGTCTGAGGATCGTTTAGTCGTGTCTGCATAGCTTGATCCCACCAATCAAGTACACCCTCACGCACCTTAGAGCTATCTGCCTCGACAGAGTTGTGTGGATCATCGATGCATATGATGTCACCACCATCACCAGTTAACGCACCACCAACTGACGTTGCGATTCGATAGCCTGTCTTATCATTCTCAAATCTCTGCTTTTGGTTTTGATCGTCGGTCAAATTAAACTTATCGCCAAAGTGCGCCTGATACCAAGGACTGTCGATTAACCTTCTACACTTCGTACTATCCCTGATCGATAAAGAGCTTGCGTAAGATGCATAGAGAAACTTTTTGTGAGGTTGGTGCGCCCAAGTCCAAGCTGGCAGAGCAACAGCCACGCTGATTGACTTCATGTGTCGAGGTGGCACGTTTATGATCAGACGTTTGATGTCGCCTTCGACTACAGCCTGAAGGTGATCACTGATCGCATCTATGTGCCAGTTGTTCTTGAAGGGAACGCCAGGTTCAATCGTAGGCCAACTAGCCTTCGTAAATTCCCTCAATGATCTGCGATACTTCTCCGCTCTCACCTGTTCCAACGTCAGTCCTGCTAAATGCGTCCTCAATTGATTTGAGCTGATCATCTGGTATCCTTGTTAAATCTATGACGTGTTTCTGTTCGACAGTGGTTGCAACCTCTTGCTTATCCACCCACCCAGCTCTGTTCTTCAGGAAGAATATCATCGCTGTATTATCTCTATCAATCGTGGCCTTTTCAAAGAGAGCGTTAGTCACGGCATCTATGCCACGAGACTGTCCTCTTTTTATTGCATCCGAAAATTCCGAATTTTCTGACTGATGAAGCATGAAAGTTGACACTGAAACGCCTAGCATTCCAGCCGCCTGTTCTTTCGTTAATCCCTTGGTCATAAGATTTTCTACGTTAAGCAAAACCTCATCGGTGATCTCGAACTTCGGTCTACCGACTGGATTTTTAGTTTTGACATCTGACATAGTGTTGACCTTTCTTTTCAGTGGTTAGCTGTATTTAACGAAATATAGCCTAACTCTTAAAAAAAGAAAAGTATCAGATCAAAAATCTATTTATGTCATTTATGGCATATTTATGGCATATACCAAATCTGCCATAATTCATCTACTCTATGCTCCTTATTTATATAGTTATTATATATATATATTATTATTATTATTATTTATGTCATACTGTCATACCCCCCCTTCTCCCCCACAGGTATAGGTATGGGGGGGGTAAAAAATAGGGGGGATCTATTAGGGGGTATCTGCCATAAATGCCAAAAATGCCATAAATCACTTTCGCCCTTATTTTATTGATAAAAAGGCCAAAAAATAGTATGCCATAAATACTGCCATAAATACTGCCATAAATAAAAACGTGAGAAAGGAATAGATATGAGTACAGTTTACGTTGTGACACGACCCAGAGAAAATAAGTTTGGTTGGACTCCAGATTTATCTGACGCCACGAAGTATGGTAAGTTACAGGTTATCTTTGAGCCTGACGAGAAACCACAATTTAATCCGAGCCGAGCTATAAACATTGCGAGAGTTATCCTTCAGTCGTTTAGTGAAGATGACTATCTACTGTGGGCTGGTGGAGGAGATCCAGTGGCTGTGATGATTGCATGTATGGTAGCCTCTGAAAACTGTGATATTGTGAACGTCCTCAGATGGGAGCGCAACTTCAACGAAGGTGAGCGAGATCGCCGTAAGGGTTGGTACTTACCAGTTAAGATGGATATGTCTTAAACTTTTTTTATTTTTATTCACTTTGCCTATTGCTATACTAAATACAGTATGCTACATAATGTATGTAGATAGAGAAAAGGAATACAAAAATGAAAACATATATCGAAACATTAAAAATTAAAAAAGTAATGGCTGGATGGTATGAAGTTGTAGGACACCATCGTGATCACACAATCACAATCGAAATATCTTGCGATGATCCAAGTATGTGGCGTGGTGAAGGCAATTACTATTCTTCACTTAAAGATGCAAAAGCTAACATATTTCAAGAGTTAGCAACTGAACATGCAGAGATATATGCTGAATTAGAGGAGGCAGTATAATGTCACTTAATATTACACAAACTGAAATCAATACACTTTGGGACAAGGGATACCGCCCTTTTGAAATTTATACATCTAACCCAGAGCCTGTAATGTATCACGGCAAAATGGAAGAAACCAATGCAGTTGGTGGTTGGGATATCAAACACATCTTTGCCACACGCGATGAAATTGAAAACTATCCAAACTTTGACTGCATCATAATGATAGACAGTGTTGCTTACTGTACTGAAATCTTTCACGGCAAAGAGGGCAATACAAATTGCCTTACTAAAAATCAAACAAAAGCAATGGAAGTTCTTGTCAAGTCTGGCATGGAAAACACTGGTGCTAAGTGCATTGAAGACATGATGGACGACCCAATGCCAGTAGTACAAGCAATCGACCTTGTGGAAGCTGGTTGGTCACAAAAGAAAGCCGAAGGCACATTTGGCTCACTTGTTGCTAGTGGTCATATCTTACATGACGAAGGCGGTAATGCCGCTAATGATCTTTATGTTCTTGATGGTGAAGAGGAAAAATTTGAAAACCTACGCCAATTTGTAGAGAAAACATTCAATGAGGAGGTGGCGTAATGGAAAAATATGAAAACGCTTTTAATGAAGCATCTGAGTTGGTTTCAATGTGTCCAGAATTAGAAATAACTTCTGCCTTAAAGCAATGTGCTTCTAATGTTGGCATAGAAAATGGCAAGGAACTTGCCAAATTTGTAAAATGGTCTTGGGCAAAAATTTTGCCTAACAATTAAAAAGGAGAATAAAAATGGGTTATAAATATTGGACACAAGCGGAGGACGCAGAGCTTGTATTAATGCGAGAAGCCAAGGTATCTACCAAGGAAATCGCCACAGCGTTAAAGCGTTCGCCTTCGTCAGTTATGAACCGCATAAGCACGAAGGGTATACCCTATGGTAACACGCCTTCTGGGGTTCAAAATATGCGCGCCAGTCGTTACAGGCAATCTGCTGACATGCAAAAACCTTATAGAATTCAAAACTTGTCGCCCGACAAGCAAACAGCGTTTGTCAAGGGTCAACTTAACCACAGACCATATATTGAATTCGGTGAACCTGACGACAGCGCATATAGTGAGTTTACCAAGGGTCAACTTGACCGCAACGCATATACAGAAAAAGAGAAGCAAGAAAGTGAAATGCAATCTCTTAAAAATGCGCTTGAGGAAATGGAAGAAGACATCAAGCCAAGCAATTGGTTTCCAAAACTAAAGCGTTGGTTAGGATTTTAAATGGAACCAATAAAAAAATTGTCATCTAGTTATTGCCCTCACTGTCGTAATGAAAAACTAGCGGCAAAGGATTCTAGGGCGCATTCTGCCTTTGGATTTTTAACTACAAAACGTCGAAAGGTTTGCCCTAAGTGTGACTATAGGGTAACCACAATCGAACTGCCATTACATCTGGCAGAAGAAATATTTCAAGAAACTTAGAAAGGAATGAGTATGATTATTAAGAGATGGAAGTTTAAAGGTTTCAATCACATAACCTTTACCAATGACTTCCCTGATTGGATTAAGATGAACTCAGGCAAAAGGTTAGGCCACAAGAGTTTGTGGGTGTACACACAGTCAGGTGAAGTTCCCATCGAAAGTGGCAAGTGGATATCAATTAACTTGCGTGGTCACATTGAAGTCCACGATAAGAAACCAAAGCTACTATTTAATGTTGGACTGACAAAGGAAATCTTCTCTGGATTTCTGTTGGTTGCCACACTTTTAATTATAGTTGTAGGACTGATGGTTTTGTGATAAGAAGGATTTGACTGCTCGACAAAGGATCTTTTCTTTTCTCTTCCTGTATCCTTGTCTTACTAAACTAGACCCACTTGGCTAGGTTTCGCACTGCAAAGGTGGGTCTTTTTTTATTGATTTAGACATCATCAAACTTTATAGTTATGCGGTAAGGTGGTTAAATGAAATCAGTTATTATCGGGCATGTTAATATCAGATCTCACTTCAGGCATATTCGCTACCAAATGCGCTAACATTAATACGAATATAACCGCCACCTTACACGACTATTT